AACAGTTGGCCTGTATCGATAACATGCCTATAATACAACGGGTTATCGTATATTATGTGGCGCTACATGACATACATTGTTACACATACCCCATGTATAGCGTGCGCAGGGCGGGGCGTGGGCCACCCGGCCCCCCACCGTTATTATATACACACATACTCACAGATCAGGAAAATGAGACTGTTAACCACGAAGACTACTGTTAATATATTTGTACTTAGTGTGTACACATGTCCTATTACAAATACATAAAAGTGTATGCATTTTTTACTTGACACAGTATTTAAATAATGGTATAACAGTAGGGTCACTTTAAGTGAATCACTTAGTTGTTTTCAAAAGTACTTAAATATTAAAAAAAGAAACACAGAAGTGATCACTTTAAGTGACACTTTCCCCCTTCTTAAAATAAAAATCTATTATAATATTTAAGGTATAATAACTTTATGTATAATTATTTTTATATTTCGTAATAAAAAGATTGACATAAGTGAAAAAATCAGTAAAACTATATCCTACAGCCTCAGAATCCGTATTAGAAGACTTCTTTGTAGCTGCACATGCTGGCTCCTTTACTAAACTACATATACCACAGAGTGATGTATTCTATGTGAGAGCAGCTATAGAAGCGGACACAGGAGTTCGCTATACGTTAGCGCATGTAGAAGGCGCTTTAAAATTAGAAGGAATGATTTAAGATGGTTAAGAAAAAAGTAGCTAAAAAAGTTATTGCGGGTGTAAAAGATTTAACAGGTGATGCAGCCAAAAGAGCACGAGCACGTAAGCTAGCTAAAAGTAAGAAAGATAAAGCAGCTAAGGCTAAGGCTAAGGCTGCTAAAGAGAAAAAAAGTACAGAGAAGGATATGAAATATCTTATGGATTCGGGTCAACGTCAGTATGATTCTGCATCTGGTATGGTAATGAATAAAGGTGGTTTGGCTAAAAAGAATAAGAAGAAATGATTTAAGATGGTTAAGAAAAAAGTAGCTAAAAAAGTTATTGCGGGTGTAAAAGCATTAACAGGTGATGCAGCTAATAGGGCACGAGTAAGAAAACTAAGAGCATTACGAGCAAAAGGAGATGATGGGCGACCAGCAGGCGCTGCTGCAGCCAATGAAGCCCGTATAGAAAAAGGACGGGTAGCAGAAGCAAAATGGAAAGCTGACCAAGAAGATAAATTGCGTCAGTATTTAAAGCTACCTCCCGGTACTCCTGTAAAAGGGCGTGTTGTAGAAAGAGGCGCTGGTTGGCAAGGGCACGTTCAGCAAAAGAGTGATCCCGGCCCTGTACTTCGTGGTGTTTCAGCTAAACATCTTGCTGAAAATCATAATATTACCGAATTAAAGAAAATGATTACAAGTGTAAAAAGTGGGCGTATAGGAAAAGAATTATCAGCGAAAGAAAAAACTAGTCAGATTCTACGACTGCAAAGGGCCATTGACTCTAAGGCACGTACTGAAAAAGAGGTAGGACAGATTATGAAAGAGGGTCAGCGTCAGTGGAATCCTAAAGAAGGCATGGTAATGAAAAGAGGTGGCCTCATAGGGCCATCTTATAGGCATGGCCGTAAAGAATACCGTAAAGGAGGGATGTTTTACTAATGCCACAAGTAGGAGATAAACATTATCCGTATACAAAGGCGGGTTATAAAGCTGCTGCTAAAGCTAAAGTAGTCAATAAAGATTATCGGGCAGGCGGGTTGTTTTCTAAAAGTAAGATGTCAAAAAATTTCTTAGATAAACACTTTCCTAAACGTAAGTATAAGGCACGAAGTCGTAAGCGCGCTGTGACTACTTCTAACCTATTAACTAAGATGTGGGATTTATAAATAATGGCATGTAAAAACTGTACCTGTAATCAATGTCCAGAAGAGTGTTCTTGTAAAAACTGTACTCCTGAAATGTGTGAGTGCGTCAGGGTGCCTATGGAAAAGTCTGAAGAAGGCTGGAGTGTCTGATAGTATCCTGTCACGTACAGGAATATAAAGTTAAGTGATAAAAAACTTGACAATGCTATTGTAAAATAATATATTATATATATGTATACTTGCTATAATAGGAGTGTACATGTACTCGCTGAAAAGGAGAAATGAAATATGAATACTAATATAGGTGCAAAAGATCAAATGGGCCGCATGGATGCCCATGTTAAAGAGTTATTCCATAAAATGTCTGTAGGGTTTGCTGACAACTGGTTGTTTACTACCCCTATGCCAACAAGTAACTACCCACCGTATAACCTTACTGAAGATAAAACTAACAACTCATATCGTATTGATATGGCTGTAGCAGGTTTTACTAAAGACGAAATTGAAATCTTTGAAGAAGATGGTAAGCTTACCGTTAAAGGTATTATTAAAAGTAATGACAATGCGAAACATTCTACAGTGCTTCACTATGGTGGATTAGCACAGCGAGTGTTTACTCGTAACTTTAACATTGCCCCTAATATAAAAATAACAGAGGCGACATTAGAAAATGGTGTACTCAGTATTAGCTTCTTAAAAGAAGAATGCAAGAATAGAAAAACAATTAAAATTGGATAATATTTAAAATGTTTAAAACGTGTATTAAAATTACGTACTACAGGTACAAAGCTAGAGTATATTTAGCTTTAGCCAAACCCTTTGGTTGGGTTAATGTGGTGTTTCATGCTAAACATAAAAAAGCTGTAGCTGTTTTACAAGCATACGAATTAGCGAGTGCTACAAAAAAATGATACTAAGCGCATTAATAGGTCCGATTGCTGGTTTAGCTAGTACCTTTTTAGAAGGGCAGCTAGCTACATCAAAAGCAAATAATGAAGTTAAGGTAGCTGAAGCTAAGGCTAAGGCAACCATTATGCAAAAGCAAGCTACTGGTGAGATTGACTGGGACTTAGAGGCGATTAAAGGATCACAGAATAGTTGGAAAGATGAGTGGCTAGTAATTTTATTTTCCATACCATTGATCTTAGCTTTTATTCCCGGTGGAGAAGAGATTGTACAGAATGGCTTTACCCAATTAGAAAAAATGCCTGAGTGGTATCAGTATAGTTTAGGGGTAATAATTGCCGCTAGCTTTGGGGTTAGGGGTGCTACTAAATTTTTTGGGAAGAAAAAATAATGTGGACACGTAAAGATATTATGAATTATTCTGGGCAAATAAAAAATCCTAGCAATTCTCGTATTAATAAAGTTAATAAAATATTACAGAAAAAGTATAATACAAAAAATTTTAATACTTTGTCTAAAGGACAACTTGAGTATGGTTCACGATTATTGAATATTCCATTTAAAGAATTACAAGAGATTTATGGGAATAATGCTACATGAAAAAAGATAAAGTAAAGGTAATTGAAACCACAAAAGAGTATAATCTTTCTGTTTCTGATCTAGTACCAGAGGTGGACGAAGAAGAATCCACGTGGTATTATAAAATAGCAGATGTACTAGATAGATTCCGTACTGTACCTCGTTTAATTATGCTAGCGTATATATATTCTTTCTATCAATCCACTATGTGGTTTATGGCTTTGCCTACGCCTAGTAATGCACAAGCTGCCTTCATGTCTACTATTGTAGGTGCGGGTGCTGCTTTTTTTGGTTTGTACGTAGGTAAGCCATCCTCTACCTCTCGTAGAAAAAAGTAGATGCTGTCTTTCAATACTACTGTTTTAATTAAACAACTTGTAAAACATGAGGGTCTTATGTTGAAAGTGTATCAAGATAGTTTAGGTATTGATACAATTGGTATTGGAAGAAATGTTAAAGATAGAGGCTTCTCTGAACTTGAACTGCATGTAATAGCTAAAACAGTAGAAGAAATTTATGAAAAAGGTATCACAGAAGAGGATGCATACTTTCTTTTACAAACAGATATTAGTATTGTAGAAAAGGAATTGTCTAAGGTAAAACCTATTATTGAACATATCGATTCTGTTAGACAACTAGTACTAATGGATATGGCATTTAACATGGGTGTACCTAGACTATGCAAGTTTATTAACATGTGGGCTGCATTAGAACAGCAGGACTATATTAAAGCAGCAGATGAAATGCTGGATTCTAAATGGGCAAAGCAAGTAAAAAGTAGAGCAACTAACTTAGCTCATTCCATGCATTATGGCACATACTTAAATTAAAGAAAAAGGATAATTAAGATGGCAGACAAGAAAAAACAAAATAAAGAAGAAGGAGATGCTATTGATATAAAGGCTTATGAAGATGCTGGTCTTATTCCAGCAAAATTTTATGATAAGAAGACTGGCAAATATAAGGGCCTAAAAACTTTTCTTACCTCCCAGCGTAGTAGACAGTATGGGTCAGACCAAAAACTTGGCCCAGAATTTACGAAGTGGTTTAATGCTACAATGAGGAAAAAACACGGCCTAGATATGTCAGAAGCGGAGTATTTAGCTCGTGTAGCAAAGGCTGAAAAGAAAATTAGAATGAAAAAAGCTACAGGGCCTGAATTAACTACGCCACCTAAAAAGCGTAAAGGTGCAGCAAAGGGCATGCTAGTAGGACCAGATTATAGACATGGCTACAAAGACCTTCGTAAGAGTGGCCTAGCTAAAAGAATTAAATAGAATGAGCAAAAATTTAACAGAGAAACAAGAAGCCTTTCTTGCCGTACTGTTTGATAAGGCAGACGGGGATGTAGTAAAAGCTAAATTGCTGGCTGGGTATTCAGAAGGTACTAGTACTACAGATATCATCAAAGGCTTACGAGATGAGGTGCTAGAAGCTACGCAGCTATACATGGCTCGTAATGCTCCTAAAGCAGCTATGGCTATGGTTAGTGGTATCACAGACCCAACAGAACTAGGTATAAAAGAAAAGATGTCTGCTGCAAAAGACCTTCTAGATAGAAGTGGTTTAGTTAAAACTGAGAAGTTGCATGTAGAAAGTTCTGGTGGTATAATGCTATTGCCAGCTAAAAATTCAACGGATGATGAATAGAGAAGTAGGTGTCTGGAAATTACCACAGCCTACAGATTTAAAAGATGAAGGTGAATGGTTAAAAATACCACGAATTGCTAGGACAATTCCTTTTGGGTATATACTAGACATTGAAGATAAAGAACTATTACTACCTGTACCTTTAGAATTAGAAGCTTTAGAACAAGCTAGAAAATATATAAAACAATATTCGTATAGAGAAGTAGCTAACTGGTTAAGTACTCGTACTGATCGTTATATATCACATGTAGGATTAAGGAAAAGATTAGCCCATGAGCGACAGCGTAAAGATCAAGCTACAAGCCTCCGCAGATGGGCAGACTATGCGGAAAAGGCAATCCTCAAAGCGCAAGCCATTGAAGAAGAAAGAACAGGTGCAAGAAGCACCGCAAAGTAAAATACATATAGCTAAAAAAGACTCCATAGAAGATACACATGTTGTTATCTTTAAACCTAATGAAGGACCACAGACTGAATTTTTAGCTGCTAGTGAACGAGAAGTACTATATGGTGGAGCAGCAGGTGGAGGTAAATCCTACGCTATGTTAGCTGATCCTTTACGTTACATGGGTCATCCAAGCTTTAGCGGCTTGTTACTACGCCATACAACAGAAGAATTAAGAGAGCTAATATTTAAGTCACAAGAATTATACCCGCAAATTTGGCCGGGTATTAAGTGGTCAGAAAGAAAGATGCAGTGGGTCGCGCCTTCTGGTGCGCGTTTGTGGATGTCCTACTTAGATAGGGATGATGACGCAGCGCGATACCAAGGTCTAGCGTTTAGCTGGATAGGCTTTGACGAGTTGACACAATGGGCTACTCCATTCGCGTGGAACTACATGCGCTCTCGTCTACGATCCACTGCCCCAGATTTGCCTATCTATATGAGGGCAACAACTAACCCCGGTGGTAGGGGACATGGTTGGGTTAAGAAAATGTTTATTGATCCTGCTACATCAAATAAAGCATTTAATGCCACTGACATTGAAACAGGCAAGCCGTTGCTTTATCCTGAAGGACATAAGAAAGAGGGAGATGCTTTATTTAAGCGTAAGTTTATACCTGCCATACTAGCAGATAATCCCTACCTAGCAGAGTCCGGTGATTATGAAGCAATGCTTTTATCTTTACCTGAACAACAAAGACGACAATTGTTAAATGGCGATTGGGATATAAAAGAAGGTGCAGCCTTTACGGAGTTTAATAGAGAAATACACGTAGTCGAACCCTTTAACATTCCTTCTAACTGGGTTAAGTTTAGAGCATGTGATTATGGGTATGGTTCACATAGTGCAGTAGTCTGGCTTACTGTTGCACCAGATGAACAATTAATTGTTTATAGAGAATTGTATGTGTCTAAAGTTTTAGCTACTGATCTAGCAGACATGGTTTTAGATATGGAACAACATGATGGTACAATTAAGTATGGTGTATTAGATAGTTCTTTGTGGCATAAAAGAGGTGACACTGGACCTAGCCTAGCTGAACAAATGATTATGAAAGGTTGTAGATGGCGTCCCTCAGATAGAAGTAAGGGTAGTCGTGTATCTGGTAAAAACGAAATACACAGACGTTTACAAGTGGACGAGTTTACAGAAGAACCAAGACTAGTATTTTTTAGTAATTGTGTAAATATTATATCCCAATTACCGTCTATACCATTAGATAAAAGTAATTCTGAAGATGTGGATACAAAATCAGAAGATCATTTATATGATGCATTGCGCTATGGTGTAATGACAAGACCAAGATTTAATGTATTTGATTTTGATTCTACTCTATTAACTAAAGGATATACACCTGCAGATGCAACATTTGGGTATTAAGGAAAAATAAATGGCTGAAGAAGAAGACAGTACACTAATTGAAGACCAAGGACTTGCTATGGAGGATATTAACGTTTCTTCAGAAGAAGACAGTGCTGGTAACAGTCCTATCATTAGGTACGTACAGGAAAAGTTTTCTCGTGCAAAAGACTACCGTGATACAGATGAAGAGCGTTGGTTAAAATCTTATCGTAATTATAGAGGTTTGTACGGACAAGATATTAAATTTACGACAGCAGAAAAGTCTCGTGTCTTTATTAAAGTAACTAAAACTAAGACGCTAGCTGCCTATGGTCAAATTGTAGATGTACTTTTTGCTGGTCAAAAGTTTCCTCTAAGTATTGAGCCTACTACATTACCTGAAGGAGTTACTGAAAATGTAACTTTTGATCCAAAGGAACCAGAGCAACTAAAAGAAACTGCTAGTCCTTATGGTTATAAAGATGATGGTAATGAGTTATCTCCCGGCTCAACTCTTGATAATTTAGAATTAGGTTCACTAGAAGAAAAGCTAAAAAACATTGATGTTAAGGAAGGCGTAGGTGGTACTCCTACTTCTGCTACGTTTAGCCCCGCTATGATAGCTGCCAAGAAGATGGAAAAGAAGATTATGGATCAGCTTGAAGAAAGCAATGCTTCCAAACATCTACGTAGCACTGCTTTTGAAATGGCTTTATTTGGAACAGGTATTATTAAAGGCCCCTTTGCAGTTAATAAAGAGTACCCAGACTGGTCAGAAGAAGGTGAGTACACGCCTAGAATTAAAATAATTCCTCAACTTAATAACGTAAGTGTATGGAATTTTTATCCTGATCCAGATGCAAATAACATGGATGAAGCTCAGTATGTAATTGAGCGACACAAACTAAGTAGAACACAGCTACGAGGATTAAAGCGTAGACCTTTCTTTAGAGAAAAGGTTATTGAAGAATGTGTAGCTATGGGTGAATCCTATATAAAGGAATCGTGGGAAGATACTTTAGCTGACTATGAACTTCATCACGATGTTAATAGATTTGAAGTACTGGAATACTGGGGTATTTTAGATAGGGATTATCTTGATTCAGAAGAGGTAGACTTACCTAAAGAGTTTGAAGATGCAGATCAGGTACAAGCTAATGTGTGGGTATGCCAAGATAAAATTATTAGACTTGTAATAAATCCATTTAAACCTGTACGTATTCCTTACATGGCTGTTCCTTATGAGTTGAATCCTTATAGTTTCTTTGGTGTAGGTATTGCTGAGAACATGGAAGATACGCAAGCTCTTATGAATGGCTTTATGCGTATGTCGGTAGATAATGCTGTGTTGTCAGGTAATTTGATTATTGAGGTTGATGAAACTAATCTAGTTCCGGGGCAGGATTTGTCTGTATATCCCGGTAAAATATTTAGACGGCAAGGTGGTGCACCGGGACAATCTATCTTTGGTACTAAGTTCCCTAATGTCTCTAATGAAAACCTGCAGTTATTTGATAAGGCTAGGCAGCTTGCCGATGAAAGTACTGGCTTCCCTTCTTTTGCACATGGTCAAACAGGTGTAGCAGGAACAGGTAGGACAGCTAGTGGCATTAGCATGTTAATGAATGCTGCTTCCGGTGCTATTAAAAATGTTATTAAAAATATAGATGATTACTTACTGCACCCATTGGGCGAAGGGTTCTTTCAGTTTAATATGCAGTTTGATTTTGACCCTGAACTTAGGGGAGACTTGGAAGTTAAGGCCCGTGGAACTGAAAGTCTAATGGCTAATGAAGTTAGGAGCCAGAGATTAATGCAATTCTTAGGCGTTGCTAGTAATCCAGCGTTAGCTCCCTTTGCTAAATTTCATTACATTATTGCAGAGATTGCAAAATCTATGGGTCTTGATCCTGAAAAGGTTGCTAACAGTATGGAAGAGGCAGCTATACAAGCAGAGCTTCTTAAGCAGTTTCAGGCTACTCAACCACAACAACCACAGCAAGTTCCTCCCGGCGTGAATCCGCAAGATACAGCAGGTACAGGCGGGGGGACGATAGGAACTGGACAAGTACCAGTACCACAAGAACAAGGATTTACAGGTAATGAACAAGCAGGAGGAACTATGGGGCAAGCTGCACCCCCTGTTCAACAACAACCGCCAGTGGGTTAATTTAAGTAACTACTTAGATTTTTTAGTTGAGCAGCAACATAAAGTTTTAGAACAATCTCAAGAGCCTACAGCTTTACACAAAGCCCAAGGTGCTATTGAGATGTTAAAACATATTAAAGATTTAAGACAGAACGTAATGGGGAATAACTAATGGCTTTAGATAATCAAATGGATATGTTTAAAGAAGAAAATAATATGTCTTTAGATAATCGAGAGGACATGTTTAAAGAAAGTGATATGGAACTAATGCAGGAAGGTGGTGATACTGATCCCATTTCTGGTAATGAAGTACCTCCCGGTGGTACTCAAGAGGGAGTACGCGACGACATTGAAGCGAATATCAGTGAAGGAGAGATGGTTATTCCAGAAGATGTAGTTCGTTATTTTGGTGTAGATCATTTTATGAAGCTTCGTGATGAAGCTAAGATGGGCTATAAAAAAATGGCCGCTATGGGTCAGATGGGAAATCCAGATGAGGCATCTATTCCAGAGGATTCCATGTTTAATCCCGGTGGTATGCCTTTCTCTGTAATTGATCTGGAATATGTAGATGATGAAGGTGACGATGAAGCAGGGGATGAGCCACAGTTTGCTGTAGGTGGCCTTGCTACTGATGTAAAACCAAAGGTTGATAATAAGCATAAAGAGTTTGTGGAAGCTATGCAGGATGATAATTTTGTAAAGATGATGAACGTAAAGCCTGCAAGACAAGCAATGCTGTCTATGCTGCTAGGTGATGCTAATTTTGCTGCAGGTGGCCTTGCTACTGTTAATCCTTCTACACAAGAAACTGTTCCCAATACTTCTTTTTTACAACCCACACAAACTAAAAATTTCGATGTTAATGAAGCAGGTGTACCGTCCCAAGTTAGAATTCAACCTTTTCCTAATACTGATTTTGCAACACCCGGTCGTATTAGAACAAAAAGTAGTGGTGTTGATTCTACATTAACTGGTATTGCAGCTGATCCCCAAACATCTCTACCAGTTGCAGGTACTACTAGTCCAACAAATACCGGACCCCTCCCTAAGCTTCCTGATTTTGGTACTCTTACTGGTGGTGTATCTTCCTTTAACTTCTTTAGAAATGTAGATGGTGATATTATACAAGTACCTGTCATTAATGGTAGGCAAATCTTTGATGAACCAGAAGGGTATCAAAGATTTGATCCAGATAACCCCGCAGATAATCCTTTTGATCCAGATAAAGAAGTAGCGGAAGATAAACCAGAAGAACAGGAAGATAAACCAAAAAAACAGGAAGATTCTGATGGTTTATCTGGTGATGAGGAAGGCCCTGATACCGGCCCGCCAGCTGAAATAGACCCAGATAGCATTCTTGGGAAGTTTCTAAGTTTATTTAGTCCTGAAGAAACAATAGACCCCAACGTAGTCGACACATCACTAAGTAATATTAATGTTAATTCCGTTGTTAATGCCGCGCAGGCCAGATCTAGTGTAGATGCTACAGAAGGCCCTACTAGTGCCACTACAGGCAATACAATGGGCCTAAGTGAA